AATAACTGGCACTAACACGGCATATATTTCAGTTTGCCTTTTGGTTTCAGGTAGTTTGACAATTTCGTATGGGCAAACCGAAAACATATGCCCATCGTTAGTTCCATAGGTGGCAAATGTAGAATATTCTTTTGGTAATTTCAAAATAATTTCAGCTGCCGCTGATCCTCTGGCCTCTTTTCCGCCTCGGGCCTTACCTTTAGGTACCTGAAAAAAGTGCGCTCGGAGATGCCGTATTTAGGCTTTACAATGTGCCGGTACACGTGCAGCTTGCATCGGTCCTGCCTGCCCTCCTCAAAGTGGGCGGCCACCAGCTCCTGTATTTCCATGGCCTTTCTTCGTGTACTTTTGTGCATCATCCGAATAAACTTTTTATCTTTGTGTTGCCAAGCACAAAGCCCAAGCGTTTTCGGACGTGCGGGTTTTTTTGTTTTATACCAGTTTTCCTATCCTACCATTGCTCACCATATATATGCTATACTCCACACCATGCTCTTTGGCTCGGGCATGGTGGCCTCGGCCAGGAAGCCGTTGTCGTGGAACTTCAGTCGAATGTCGCCCTCCCATCGGGGCGAGCGCATTGTGTACTCCATCATGTCATTTCAGTATTAGGGTTGAAAACATCACACCGCACATCCCGCCCAGCATGGCACCGGATGCGTATATCAGCCTATCGGTTGTGTGGCTCACCGATATGCGCCGCACGTTGAGCGTCCACAGGTACGATATGCCAAAGCCGCAGGCTGCCACCCCAATCCACGCCACCCTGCTGATGAAGTAGGTGTTGGCACTCACCAGGAACACCTGCATGAATGCTGTGACGAACAGCCTGCGCCTGTTGGCTCTCTTCTCTCCGCTCATATCAATTCACGTTGGCTATATACACAAATGGCAGGAAGTCGAACATCAGCTCGCGCTCCACTTTGTCCATATCCAACACCTTCTTGGCACGGAGGTATAGGTGACGAAATTCCCTATTGGTATCACGCATATGGTTGCACTTCTTCACCGCGTTAATAATGGATGCGTGCGATACAAAATTGAAATAATCTGCTATTCTCGAAAGCGTCAGCTCAGTAAGCTCGCGGGCCAGCGATATGACCGCATGGCGGGCAATCACAATGCTGTCCTTGCGGCTCATGCCGTTGGACTGCCTTATGTCCGCCACATCAATGCCAATGAGGTTTGACACCACCGTGCTGATCTCATCCATCGTCATTGCACATCGGTATATTTCAGGGCCACGCGGCGCATGCGCCCATTCTCGTCCCTCACATCAATGTAGTAGAGCCTATTTCCCGGCTCTGTGCGAATAGCCTTATCGAAGAGATCTACCGCCTCCACGAACTTCTCCCACCCCTCAAACTTCATGCGCTGCGCAGTATCTTTATGGCTGCGTATCTCGTTCACGCTGGTCTGGTCAAGGTCTCCGCTGCCCTTGTAGAGCAGCGAGTTCACCAGCTCGCGTAGGAATGCCAGCCGCACGCTACCCTTATCCTCGCCATCAAACTCTGCGAAGAACTCCTCAAACTTCGATTTGATGATACCTACCATGGTTTTATCGAATAAGAGCCTGCGGCTGGTGCGTATATCCACCAAAATGCTCTTATCAAATGCGGAAAAGGTCATGCTGTCGGGGGTAGGGATGTGACGCTCAAATATCTTTGCATCCTTCAATTTTGCCTCAAATACCTCGTTTTGGGCGTTATCAACCGCAGCGTTGAGCTGCTCCAGGGCTTTCTCTGCCCTTAGCGCCAGCATAGCCACTCGCTGTGCGTGCTTTTCCTCGGTGCGTAGCACCGGATTGATGATGGCGGCCTCTATATTGCGACCGCCGGCATCTGTCCAAATTTTTCCTGCCTGTTTTGCCATTTTACTCGTTTTTTGAAAGTTCGTTAAGTTCCTCTTTTAGCTCTTGTAGGGTGTAGCCCATGTTCACCGTGTCCTTCTTCACCGCATCCCATGTGGTGCGCTTCCTGTTCACCTCGTCATTCAGCCACTCGTTTCGCTTTTCAATCAGATTGCTTAGCGATCTGATCTCGCCTTCCACAATCTCGATGGTGCGTTCGCCTTTGGTAATCGTTTTTGTTGTCATGACTTTTACTTTTTTAGGTAGTTAGGAACCGAGACGGGTAGCACCTCCGGAAGATCCTTACTGAAACTTTTCTTCAGTATTCTGCCCAAGCTGTCCTCTACAGCCTGTTTTTTGAGCTGAAGGGCGTTGATTTTACTGCTTACCTCCAAGTATTCCTGTGCGGATATTTCGCCTTGGTTCTCGTAATAATCAATGCGCTCATTGAGGTGTTGCAGCTGCTTTTTCAGCTTCTTTATATCCTCTTTTGTGGCGTTCTCTCGGCTCATTGTGTTAGTTTTTTAGCGTTAGTTCGCGCTCCTCTTCCCGGATAACCATCTGCTTGTGCAGTATATTCTCCAGCTTCGGGATCAGGGCGTTCATCTCGTCAATGGTTAGGTTGTATAACCGCTTACCCGCTATGCGGGGCTGCTCTAAAAAGCGGTTCACGGCAGCCCAATTGGTAGTATCCACACCGTATTTTTGCAGACGGTGTAGAATCGCACTGCGCAGCCGCTTGGTCTCCTGCTGTTGGAAACGGGCGGGGTTCAGCCTGTTCACTTCGCTCTGCATATCGGCAAGCATGCGCTTGTAATCGTCGGGTTTGCTTTGCGCAAACTCTTTCAATGATACCGTCAGCATATTGCTGTACTGCCACACCAGCTGCTCTTTTAAGCCCTCCTTATTATCGGATGGCATCAGGTTGAGCAGTGAGTAGAAGCGGTTGTAGTGTCCTTTTGTAGTCATAATTTATTCCTCCTGATTATCGGGCATTTCTCCCCAGTAAAGCTTGCTTTTTCGCTCATCAATGCTCAGAATGCCACCGGGGCATCTTCCGTAGATGTTTGCTGAAAGCCCTTTGATGTGAATGATTATTTTTGCCAGCTTGTGCGCCAGCTTACCCACGGCACTGTAAGGAGCATTACGCTCCTCATGTGCCAGGAATATGAATAGCTTATCAGGGAATTGGCTGACAAAGCTGTGCAGCGCATTCCCTTTTAGCTCATCTCTGTAGATAGTGAGGTTGTCAACCACCACCACCCGTGCGCTTCGTGGCTTGGAGAGCCGCTCGGCTAGGGCTTCAATAGGCTCATAGTCTATCGCATGAAGCCGCCTATTATTCGTGTCAATCCCCACCCTCAAACAGGTGTCGCGGAAAGCCTTGGCTATGCCCTCCTCGGCGCTCACGTACAGCACCCGGTCGTTCCTGCTGAGCTCGTCGGCCAGCTTCAGGGCAAACCACGTTTTGCCGTTCTTATCCTTGCCAAACATCAGCCACAGCCCGTTATGCTCCGGTTCACCCATGGCGCGGGCCCAGTCACCCTCCAGCGGCAGGGTTTTGTACCTCTTATCGTAGATGTTCTTTATGGTGAGCGCCCTAGCCATTGCTGCGCTGGTTGAGGATGAGTAAACTCTCGGCGCGGCGTAGCCCGCCAATATCGCCACCATGATCCATCACCAGGCATCGCTTCACAATGCTGTTCAGCTCGGCGGTGTCGCTCATGTTGGCCTTCAGCACATCGGTGATCAGCTTTTTGTAAAATGCCACCCTGGCCTCTTTGCCCACCGGTACCGGCTGGGTGAACCGCTCGCTCATGCGGCTGAACATCTCCCGGTAACCCACCTTTTGGTTACTTATGCCCCGCTCTATCTTCCGGCGAAGCCCATCGGCGCCCATCAGGTACCAGGCGCAGGCGTTCTCGGTGCCGTTCCATAGCTCCTTCAGATCCATGAATGCGCCGTAGTCCAGATCGCCCGCCTCGTCCACTATCACTACGGGCGTTTCGATGGTGCGCAGGTAGTACTTCACGTTGGCCTTGATGTTGTCGTACTTGTCGTTCGTATCAATCCCAATGGCCTTGGCCACCAGCTTAATGAACTGGCGGCGGGTTTTACCCTGGGAGGCATCCACGTAAAAGCAGTTCTTGAGGGTTCTGCTCAGGTACTTGGCGGTGTAGGTTTTACCAATTCCGCAATCGTCCACGCATATACGGCTCTTGCTGTACTGCTGGCAGAAGCGAATGTCCTCCTCAATGATGGTGAACACGTCGGTTTTGGCCGTATTCCACTTGCGCTGGGTGGTGCTCACGCCCAATTCACGGCCCATATTCAGCCACTGGCTGTCGCGCACCAGCCCGGTGAGCTCACCCTTTTTAAGGCGCGAAAACACGGAGGCGCTCAGCCCCCACTGCTTGGCAAACATGGCATCGGACCCGCCAAAGTTTTTGCGCTGACCCATTAGGGCATCTA